TGGAAGGCAACAAACTGGGCAACCCCATTGATGGTCAGAACTGGTGGATTGCTGTTTGACGCAACAAATCTTGATGTGGTTGGTGGCTCATCAAGTGACCAATCAATAACCCTTGCAGTTAATAATAGAATTGCAAAGTTTCATCAATATGGAACAGAGGACATGCCAGCTAGACCAATACTTTTTACACCGCGCGATTTTGATAGAGACCTTGGAAAAGTTGCTCGGAAGTACATTAAACATGGAAGCAAATTGACATGATAAGCCTAATGAATGGTGCGCATTTTGCAAAAAAATACGTTAACGACTATTTAAAAATTGACATTCCTACAAGGCTTGTTGATTATCAAAACGGATGGGCTATAGATAATCAGCAACTTCCAGAACCAGAGCAGTACATAATTCACGAACCGCTTGCTCTGGATAGGTGGCCTTCGATTATCACAACAGTTCTAACAACAAACGAATTAGAAAGAATTGGTTTTGATAACGGAGACCCACTATACAGAGTGAGCTATTCAATGCGAACATACGTGTGGGTCCGTACAGAAGGCTCTGAGGAATGCACCCTGATGAGGGACAGAATGACAACAGTTGTTCGTTCTGCACTTCTCGATTATCCATGTTTGAGGGCATATGACTCACGAACATCTTTCCGTGCATTGATAGACGAATCAACAATCCGTGAAGAGTTTTCCGACATAACATTGCTAAAAGGCGACAGGGTGATGGCTGGTGCCTATGTTTCTTATACTCTCCAGATAGACGAAGTTGTTATGAGAAAAGACCATGCAAGGGTTGAGGAAATAGAGTTTGATACCTCTTCGGTCGGTGCCGGTATTGACATGCCAAACCTAAATAACCCAGCACTGGATAACAGAATAACCCTTACCGGAACAAATAATGGGGTCACAATTACTGGCCCTGGTGTATGATTTATAAATGTTCTTCTTATTAAAGCCACTTGTTTGAGGTTGTAGTGATAGTTGCACAAAATAATCACTTTGCCTCTGTACAATTGACTCACATAAGGGAATCCAACCCTCAATGATAAGTAATAGGAAGGTCCTATGCCTGGCGTAGTTATATCAACTTCAGTAAGAACCGGTCCATCAACAGCGACGGTCCGTGAGTCATCACAGTTATTCGTCGTTGGTTTGGCCGACAGAGGTCCAAGCGATGAAGCAGTTTTGGTTCAGAGCATTGCAGAATTCGAGGCCATGTTCGGTGACTACCGTTCAGACTCATATCTCCACCCAACAGTAGAAACCTTCTTTGAGGAGGGTGGCACGCAGGCTTATGTTGCTCGCGTTGTTGGAGCTAGCGCAACAGTTGGATTGTTGGCACTACAGAACAGCTCAGCAGCAAACTGCATCACACTCACCGCTAACGGCGCTGGAGCATGGAGCGCGGATGTCGATGCAGAAGTAACAACATCTGGTTCAACTGCAAAATTAAATCTCTACTATGATGATTCACTTGTTTATACAACAGGAAATTGTTCAACATCATCACAAATGGCTGGACGCATCAACTCAAGCGCAATAGCATCTCGTTATGTGACTGCATCAATTCAGTCAACAACAACACTCCCTCAAGCACTTGTAAAGACCGCTCTTGCAGCCGGAAATGCTTACGAAAACCAAGTAAACTCGACTTACTATGTAAATGCATTGACATTGTTCAATGATGCTCTTGGTACTGGTGCAGTTTCTTGCCCTGAAGTTTCCGATAATGACACTGCGGTACGTAACGGATTGATTGCACATGCCAATAACTACAGCAGAATTGCAATTCTCCACGGAGCATCAGGCGCTAATGCTGCAGCAATCAAGTCCACTGCACTTACTCTTCAAGCCGAAGATAATGCAGAGCACGCGGCTCTTTACTATCCTTGGATTACCGTACCGTCTGGTGTAGCCGGTGTAACAAGAACAATCCCACCGGATGGTTATGTTGCCGCAAAAAGAGCTGTTGCTCACAACCAGACTGGTCCACATTTGCCAGCAGCTGGTCTAATATCAACTGCAAAGTTCGTCACTGGAGCTGCTGCTGATATAGACAAGACAACCGGCGATGACCTTGACGAGAACTACGTAAACGCAATCCGCGTAATTCAGAACACTGTCAGAATCTATGGTGCTCGTTCACTTTCGGTCGACACTGAAAACTTCCGCTACATAACACAGCAGGACGTTGTCAACACGATTGTTACAGAATGCTACCGCTCGCTCGAAGACCTCGTCTTCTCGACAATTGATGGAAGAAATACAATCTTCGCAAACATCGAGGCAAGACTTGTGGTTATTCTCGCTGGAATGAGAGACCTTGGTGCGCTCTACCCAGCATTCGATGCAAATGGCAAGCAGCTTGACAATGGCTACACGGTGAAATGTGATGCCACAATCAACCCAGCTGCACAGCTGCAAACAGGTCTTGTCAAGGCTCGCGTTGGAGTAAGAGTATCCAGCGTTGGCGACAAGATTGAAATTGACATCGTCAAATCAAACCTGACTTCAACAGTCGTATAACGGAGGAATAGGAAATGGCAAAAATTGCACAGAGACAAGTACTTGCGGAGATATTCCCAAGCAACTTTGCGAGCAACGCCAAGCAGCAAACAAACGTTCAGGCAAACCTTCCTAAGTGGACGGGTTTCAAGTTCGCTCAGGTGTCTGGTGGTGAAATAACAGCCTCCGTTGAGAAAATCTACGAAGGTGGCAAGTCACGCCCAACAGTTCTTTGCGCTCCTTCGGAGATTGGCGACATCACTCTGACTGCACACTACGACGATGACATGGTCAGCGCCGAAACAGCAGCCGGAATTGGTGCAAAGTTGCAGGGACTTCGTAGATACGTAGGTATTGCTTACTACAACATCGTAATCTCAGTTTTTGACTGCGATATCAAGGACCCAACGAATGACCGCTACTACTATGATGCCCTTTTGGTAGGCATCACAGAGCCAGATGGTGACTCGTCATCCGGTGCCCCAGCGACATTCGCCCTTACGTTCGCCATATCTGACGTCACTTCAACCCTTAGATAATAAAAGGGTACTTCCGCTACGGCGGAAAAAGGTGTGATAGTTTCAGGGCATGAGCGATAACACACTTTACACAACAGAAGATTCAGACAGCCAGAAGCAGAAGAAGGCTTCAATCAAAGACGCCATTTCATCGGCTGCTGGCTTAACAACCGTCCCAGAAGAGACACAGCTAAACAAGCTGCGTGCCCTCGTTAAGCGCAAGGTTGAAAGAAACCCTGTACTCATTGAAGTACCAGAGCGACCAGGCCTAAGCGTCAAGGTGAGCCCAAATATCACCCAGACACAGATGAAGAACTGGCGTAAGCAGTGCGGTGAAGATTCACGTAATGGTCTCGATGCAACAAAATTTGCTTGCATGGTCATTGGCCATACAACAATTGGCATCTACGTTGATGATGAAGAAGTATTCGACGAGTACGGCAACATCATGAATTTCGCCCATCCGTTTATTCTTGAAATGACCGAAACAACCAAGCCTGTTCCAGATGCTGTTAGAGCGCTGTTTGGCGTTGACCCACATATTGAATCAGCAGCGCTTGCAATCCTTGATGCCGCTGGATACTCAGATACGGTGTCAGCATCGGACCCTACGAAGGAATCTTCGACGAGCTAGTTAAAGATTCCACAATAAAATCAGCAGCAAGACTTGGAGAGCTATTCGGGCAAAACCCGTTAGACCTGCTTGATAGGGATGATGTTGACTGGTTGTTGCTTATGGCATGTGCTAAAGTTATATCCAACGACCGCGAAGAGCAAGAGCGCAAGTCGAAGACTCAGCAGGCATAACCGAATGTCTGCATAGCTCCGGCGCTTTTTACACTCACGTGACTTGAAAATCACACTATGAAGTGGTAAAGAGCCATGGCAGACGAGCTTGTAAAAATAAAAATTGTATTTGACGCGAAGACCAAAGACCTCGTAAAAGCACGTCTTGAATTAATGGCTCTTGACAGGGCTGCTAAAAAAATAAGCAAAAACAGCATGGGCCCGATGATGGCGTCCGCTGCATTCAGCGTACAATCCGCTGCTCTAAAAATGAAAAAAAGTTTTGACGTTATTGATGCTGGTGTAAAAATGGCAGGTAAAGGAATGACTAAATTCCTGATGACCGCGATTAAGGGCGTGATTCTGGAAATGGGCTTACTTGGTGCCGCAATGCTGGCTACTCACGCTCTTTTTGCTGCAGGAAGATTCCTCATGAAGGCCTACCAAGGGGCAATGCAATTGGTAGCTGGAGGTGCAGCAGCAATGACCATGGCATTGGGGGCAGCATCTGCAGCGATAAGAGAACAGCAAGCTGCAATGTACGCATATAGAGGTAAGGGCGCTCAGCAGTTTGGCTCAGCAATGAATCAAACGAGAATGGCTATGCGCAATCTGCAGGCAGATGCAGACCTCGCGGTTCTTGGAATAGACGGTCTAAATAAGGCCTATGGGGTCATGTCAAAGACAATGAGCTCAACCCAGATAAATGCAAGCGGCAAAGCAATAAAAGCTTTGATGGATTTTGGTTCTGCTGGGCAAGACCCAGAGAAAGCCATAGAGCAAGTTGCTGCAGTTGTTGCTGCGCTGAATGACCAAAAGAAAAGTCTTGCGGACGTGAAAGCAGCTGCAAGCCAACTTGGTCCGGAAATGCAAAAAGCATTAAAAGAATCAAAATTCACACAAACAAAAGAAGGATTCAGAGATGCGTTATTTTCTGGTCTGCTTGCTGAAAAAGGTGGTGTTGCCGGACAGTTTGCAGCAATAAACAACACATTAATAGGTCAGTTGAAATCATACATGACTCAACTCAGAACTGAATTTGCTGATTTTGGAGACCAGTTCCTTGAACCGACAAAGGGCGCATTTGAGAGTGTATTTAAAATAATAAGAAGAGACCTTCAAAGAATAAGTGCGACGATTCAGCAATCCATGGGGTTCGAGACTGTAACCGATGGTTTTGTTGGCGCTGTTGATGGCGTAAGCAACTGGATGGTAAAAACAATACGCGAGTACCTACCAAAAGCTGTTGGTATGTTCGACAGAATTGGCGATTGGATGACGAACTTCAAGCAGGGCTGGAGACGTGTAACCGAATACATGCGCCCATTGCAAGATGGTGCGCGAGTGCTTGAAAAAGCATTCAAACCGATTGGGAAAGCACTTCAAGGCGGTGCAAGCAACTTATGGTTATTTAACGATTTGTTGCAAAAAAACGAAGGTGAAGTTACGGCATTTGGTGAAGCACTTGGCGAAATGATTACAAAAGGTTCTGAATTATTTATGAATCTTAAAAAAGGATTTTTTGACCTCCTTCCATTCTTAACAAAGATTGTAAACATGGTTTCTCAATTGCTCGGAATGATGACCAAGCTACTTACTGGAACAATGGGCAAAGGTCTTATGAGTGCACTCGCACCACTTCTTGCATTCAGTCTTGCTGGACGGGCAATGGGTAAAGTCACTGGCCGTTTTACCCCTGAATCAAAAGCAATACAAAGCACTCAACAGATGAATGTCACTGCCGGAAACGTCACTGTCACGGGAGGTCCTACCGGAACTGGCGGAACGCGAGGCCCGGTTGGTCCTGGTGGAACGGGGAGGGTTGTTGGGCCAGGGGGACCATCCCTGGCTTCAGGAGCCGGATTCATTCCTGTTTCTGGTACTCATACACCAACGAGATTTGCAAACCTAGAGGAAAGGGGTTTGCGTGGACAGAGAAATAAAGCTTTTATGGACCAGCGCGGCTATATGGGGCCAAACAATCCAGATGCCTTAACAAATATGGATTACGACATGAGAAGGGCATCTTTCAGCAAAGGTCAAGAGGGCAAGGACGCCTATGACATGAAAGCCCTTAGTGCTTTCAGGGGGGGAGCGGGCATAAAGCTGGACGCTACTACTGATTTTAATCAGCGCTCAGCTAGGCAATTTGGTACAGCTATGTTCATGGACGGTGCTGCTGGAAAGTTCTACACGGAAAGACACGACCAAAGAATAAAAAACGCTGAAGACAGAGCATACAACCGTGCGCTTAAGGCAGAGAAAGAACGAACAGCCGCAGAATACATACCAGCAGGTGAAGCCGGAACAGGGACCGCTAGACAGCGAAGAGCAAGAAGAGCTGCTGCAGAGAGCGCTGCTGATATGCCTTTTAGGGATGTCAGAGGCTCTGCTCTAAAAGATTTTGGTCAAGCAACGAAAGACCGTATAACAAGCCGCGCTTTAAAAATGTATGGCGGTGGAGCTGGAATGATGGCGAACATGATGGGTGGTGCCTATGACCCCAACATGCAAATACCAATGATGACACTTGACGACGAAGGCAACAGAGTTCCAATGCTAGACGACGCCGGTAAACAAATGTTCTCTAGTGGTGGAAGCATAGATGTTGACAATAAGCGCGAGAGAATAAAATCGGATTACAGGCACAGAACCACATCCCTAGCCGAGGGTGGTGCTGGAAGAACTGGATTCTTTGGCAAGAATATGGCTCGCCTTAGTATGGCCAGAGACCTGAACAGAATCAATCGTAACGACACAAAGTTTGGTGCTGCTTCAAACAAGTTTGGCAAGAGCATGGGCGGCAAGATGGGTGCAGGAATGGGCCTTGGAATTGCCAGCCAGTACGCACCAGAAGAGATGCAGGGAGCAATGGCTCTCGGTGGTGTTGTTTCTCAGTTCGACGCTAGAGCAGGAATGGCAGTGGCAGGGCTTGGTGCCGCATATAACGCTCAAAG